CCGCGCCGACCTCTACCACGACGGGGAGTTCGACGACGTTCGGGCAACAAGACAACGCGACGTTCCTGTTGGGCACGTTCTTTCTGGGCTGCGGAAGGCCCACCGGATTGGCGGCTGAGACGCGATTCAGCAGCCATACGCATGCGGCGGGCTTCACCGGACTCTGGGGCGGCTTCCCACTCTTGGGGAACAGGGGTCTCGGAGCGCTTGGGCGTGGGACGGCGTCGTTGGCGACGCTTGCGGACAGAATTAGCTACTGCGTTCATAGTGGCGAGCCCTACTGGAACGGCCAGTGCTCCGCCGGGAATGAATGGAGCTGCCATAGGCAGCACCGTGTTAGCTGTGTCCTGCAATACACGAAACATCGTCTCGTATCCGTTGTAAGATGCTGGGTAGCCGTCTTTCAACACACGTGAGATACGGTAGTACGTGTCAAGCGCTTGAGGGTCATAGGGTGGGGAAAGTTTCAACTGGGGTGTTAGGGTGGAGGAAGGTGCGAGCTGGAGTTCAAAGCCGACACGGAAAAAGAATGTAAAGCTAGTCTGGTCTGAGAGATTCCGTGCGCAAATGTGGGCAACATTACCATTGCATAACGAGGGTGTGTAGTCTCCGCGCCCCACCGTGGGCGTGGCATACACCGTGGGCACGTCATGAAAGGGAAAAGTGGGTGAGTAAGTCGATTGGATCCTCACCCAATTGGACTCTGGGTAGTTGCCTTGGAGGCCAGCATTGATAGGGGCGTGACTGTCTGCGTCTGAATGCCACTCTTGGAAGGTATTGGTCAATTTCAAAGGTACATAAGCGCCTAGTTTGGACCGCTCCATATAAGCATTGGGCATGCCTTGGGAGCGTTCAAAACTGGGTCCTTCCGCATTCTGGTCGTAATAGGCTGCAGGCCGGCTCATATAAGGAGCGAGTAGCGTTCCGTCTGAGAGACAGAGCGCTGTGATGCGAGGCTCGAGCGGGGCCTGGCAGACCACAATCGTGCCCTGGTTGGCCAGATCGGGTCCGTCTTGAATGACAGTCACTGACATATAACAAATTCTCCACCTTCGGGCTAGGTCAAGCCAAGCTGTCTGCAACGCATTACTAGTAGGTTGTCCCACTGTTGCAGTCAGCTGCGTGTTCCAGAAGTTCCCCACTCCTGTAGTGTTGGTCAAGGGATTGTGAGCCTTAACTCCCTCCCAGTACGCGAAGTACAGAGGGTGAGGGAGCATAGTCATCGAAAAATCCCACGGCGTAGTCTGCCCCGGACTAATGGTCAAAACATGTGTACTCTGGTAGTTCATGCAGAGGGTTGGGACACTCGATTGATCAGGTATCCCACGAACCTCTGTCATTGGGTCAGATGGATGAAGGGCTTTGATACACCAGTCTGACCCCGTTAGGGTAGAACCAAACGAAACGTTGTCTTTAGAAATGACGGTCTTCAACTCTTGCGCCATACTCTTAATGGGTTGATAAGTCCCTTGGTTTGTTTTATCGACCGGACTGCTAGGCGGGGGTTCGTCAAGCCCCTGAACTGCTGCGCCATGGGCCCTTACGGGCGGAATCAATTGTAGTCGTTGGCGAGGCGTGCAAAAAGTGGATGCTCCATAAATACAAAAGGTTGACACGCTAATATCCACTGTTCCACCTGGTCAAACCAAGCGGCGGGACATTCGTATCGGTGACTCATCATAATGAGAGTCGTATGAGCATCAACCTGGGATTGGGTTCCGGCGATCATGTAATGTAGTTGGCGTTTTGTGGGTGTGGCTCCAGGACGGGAGAAACGGCGTATAAACGCAGAAATCAAAGGCACATGGGCATAAGCCGCATAAGATGCCGCTACTCCAGCGGCATGAGCAAGCACGGCCTCAGTTAGGTCGGGCACGCGATATGTCACGCGTGGGTCATGAATACATTTCCCCATCTTCAAAAACCGTGAAGGTAGGGGAGCCCAAACTAACGAGGTGTGGTGAGCCAAAGGAACAAAGGTGCCTTTCAAGAAATCTGTGTCCACTGCATTGGCGACGTTGCGTAGTTTGATCTTGAAACCGCTGCGCAAGAAGGCGGCTTCTACTCCAGCCAAGCCTGCTACTTGCGCTCTACAGGGTGGTCTGTGATGTCTCGTGTTGCTAAACATCCACTCGGCGATGGCTGGGACAGCAAGACGCCAGGCAAAGACATTAACAGCACTGTTACCTATGGTGGTATCTGGACCACCCGTCTCTCGCATAGGTCGTGCCGATCTGTCTATCTTGCATTGATCTCCTGTATGGGTGCGAGCCACATACGGTGCTTGTGAAATCTTACGCAATAAATCAATGCATTCCCAATCCAATCCTAACCGATGCAACATGAACCACTCTGTCTCCAGAACTTCAGCTCCTTGAGCTTGATCATAGGCTGAAAAGTCGCCACATAACCAAGTGTTTACTCCTCGGAACTGCACATTGACCAAACTATCATCTCCGACGACAAAGACAGTGATCCAAAGATCAACATCTCCACGAGATTGAGTGTCACAGCGTGTTACATATTTCCCCAACTGAACATCTTCCCAACCAGTGGCAAAGATAGGGGTAAAACATATTTTAATCTCTTGGAGGGATCCTTCTGAATCATGCACTGCCGCCGGGTAAATCGCATGGGTCGTTTCTCCATCCCATTGGTGGTGAAGGCGATTGCAGACTTCGCGGATACTGGGGGCTACCAACACTTGAACCCATGGGTGGACATTGGCTATGGTGCGTGCCTTGAACTCACGCGTAGGTCTGACCAAATGCTCGTC